GGTCAATTTACTAATTGGATTGACTTGTCGGTATCGTCAGATACATCACTATATGAATTAAACAAAAGATTTGTAGGAAGAATTGCAAAAGTCACCCCTCTTATTGCAGATGGAACTGTTTTTGACGCATATGCAACGCCTATTACAGGAAATTCGTACACAAAAAATGGATTTAACGCATCAGTTGATATTGTGCAAGATATTACTGATGTGAACCCTGTTAATGGATATGTTGGTAGTGGAGATAAATTGTTAATTGGCGGTAGTTTTACAGGAACTGCAAATGGCGAAAGCGTCAGCCATAGCTTGGCATATGCTGAAGGTTCTACTATTTCAGGAAATTTGCAATCAATTATCAATTCAGATTTAATACTTCCTATAAACAGAAATTCGCTAAATGTAATACAATCAAAAACAATTGCAATTGCTTCTACAAATCGTTTACGAAAATACACTACAGTTCCCACTACTAATGCATTAGATGGGATATATGGCTCTAACGTTGCCATTATTCATCAGGGATATGTAAATAATAGTAGTACTTATACAACAATTTCTAGTAAAATGCAGTATTTTTCATTACGAGTCAGAGGAAATGCGTCTGTTTATCCAATCATTCGTATTCGAAATGGAAGTCAAAGTAGGACAATTTATGAATTACATCAAACCGAAACTGGAGCACGCATTAGGTTTGACCAATCGGGACTTGTCGTTCTTGCATACGAAGAAATCACTATTAATTTTATACCAGGTCAGCGTTCTGTCACTTCTAATATTCGTGGTAACATGATTTCATTTATTAGTCCTACTTCTAACTTTATTGATTGGATACTTTTAGGAGCAAATAATTCTGCAGGTAAATATACGCAATCATACGATGATTATCGTGTTAATGTAATTGGAATTCATGCGCAAAATGGCATAACTGCAACTATTAATTACACGCCTCGATTCTGGTCTTTTGACGCAAACAATATGTTCTTTGGCACGACAAAGGCGGGTCTATGATATTTCCAAATGCAAAATACGAAATATTTGTGTGCGATAACCTTGGCAATATACTTGCACCTTTTAATATTGTAGATTTTAATTTATTTATTGAAATGTCTATTACAAGAGCAGTTAACGAAATAGGTGCATGTTATATACGACTTAGTGGTGGCGCAAATAGCGCATCAGTGTTAACGTTTATGTCTCGATATGGAATTTTAAAAAAAGACACAATATTGGTCATTTACAGAACTGTCGGTAATCAACGCACATTGTTGCTGGATACTGTATGGTTTGTACGCTCAATTGAACAGTTTCGTGAATCAACAGGGTCTTTTGTGATTAAAATAACGGCATATGATACAAATTATTTGTTATCTAGTCGCATTACTAGTGGTCAACAAGGTAGTAAGCCACAAATTGCATATAAAAACGTAACAATATCTCAAATAATGTATGACTTAGTAAGAAGTAATATTGGATTAAACGCATCAGCTCGACGCATGCCAAACATAAGCGAAGGCTCAATACTAAGCAACTACGGATACAATATTAGTCATTATTCTGGCGAAAATGGTATAGCCTTTCCATTTACAAATTTACTTACCGCATTGCAAGAGTTGTCTCAAATTACACAAGTTCCCACAAACGTTGACGAAACGTTGTTTCCTGTGTATTTTGATACAGTTGCAACAGATACAGACAAATATGTGTTTATGCAATTTTCAAATCAACGAGGATTAGACCGTAGATTCGTTAGAGGAAATGACAAAGCAATATTAATTAGTGATACATCAAATCAATTGCAAGATATTCGGTTAATTGTTGATTGGCAAGAAGAAAAAACAGTGATAACGTCTATTTTTCAAGCGGAAAGTGGTACAAACACAACACTAACAACTGCCACTGTTGCTGATATGACTCGCATTTCTAATTCTGCTTTTGGTTATCGAGAAGCATTATTTCAGTCGCCTACTGCTGATGTTGCTGGCGAAGCAAAAAAGTTTTTACGAGAGCCAATTAATTACCCGTCATATTCTGTGTATGCCACATTACAAGATGCGCCTGGTTTTTTATTTGGAACAGATTGGGGTTACGGCGATTTTGTTTCTATTAACGCATTTGGCACTGTTGTTGACGCTCGAATACATGCAATATCTATTAATGTGTCAAATAAAGCAGAACAAATATCAGTACAAATGCAAGTTTCTGAAGCATATACACAGTAAGGATGCAGTATGACCGACCCGATTATAAGAAAAATTAACTCATTAAGTAAAAATGTTGCACGAATACAATCGTCAACTTCAGTGCAATCGTCATCTCGGTTGTTATATGCTTCTTTTACAAACTCGGAAACTCAATACACTATTCCTAACGCACTGACATTTCTAGTGTGGGGATATTTTTTTATTGACAATGATGAAAACTTAAATTCGTCGTCTGTATTTGGTTTTGAAGGAGGTGATTCTGCTATTTACGTACCACAAGAAGGATACTATAACGCAAGTCTTTCCATAACGTTTGACATAGCACCTGGCTATGTTTCCATTTATCTATATTTAAACGACAATATTTTTCAATCTTCTATTCAATCAGGTCAAATTTCAAATAGTTTTTCATTTTCTTTTTTTGCAGAACAAGATGCTCAAATTCAATTTGCAATTAAAACTGATGTAAATGTAAGCATTAAATCCGTTGATTCTACAGTGGATTTAGGCGAATCGCCAATATTAAATCTTGTCAAGATAATATAAGGAGGACATATATGATTACTCGATTTAAAGAACGAGTACAACGTGTGTATTTAACTTACCCAATTTATATAAAGCACATTGATTACTACGGAAAAGAATGCGCAATTCCTGAAGATGAATCATTAATTGATGAACCATATTCCAAAGAAGAAGCTATGCGCATGGTTCGATTGCGTCGAAATGAATTACTATTCGCAACTGATTGGACTCAAATGTCAGATGTTGGTATTGACGACATTACCCGTCAACGATACCGTGAATATCGTCAAGCATTGAGAGATTATCCGCAATTAATCAATGTTGACGAATGGACTGCACCTGCATGGCCAACGTTAATTCTTGATATATCACCAGAAGTTACACCAGAAGTTACACCAGAAGTTACACCAGAAGTTACACCAGAAGTTACACCAGAAGTTACACCAGAAAATATTTGACAATATATATATTAAATGATATATTTAGTATGTAGTTTAATCGTAGAAAGGAACGAATAAAACTATGGCTAAATTCAAAGACCTCGAAATTGGTCAAGAGTGGGCGTTGAGTGGCGAGCGTACATACGCATTCGATGTGCCATGGAACGCTCGTCACGTCAAGATTCTTGACGTTACACCACACAAGAAACGTGGGTATAAGTACATTCCTGTTCGTGCAAACGAGCGAGGATTGTACGTCAAGGTTGAACATCGGTTTAGTGAAACGCTTCAAGAAGAGCGGTTTGTGTATGTACCGCACTTGTTTATGCGTTGGGATGAATATTCTCAACGACTGAAAGCGCAAACTGAATTGCGTCAACAGAATGACCAAGCAATTGCAAATATCCATGCGTACAAGCAAAGTGTGCTCCAGCCAAAATTGGAGCAAATTGCAAGCATCGTGAATTTTATTCACGGTGAAAGAGTGATTAGCTCTTATCCGTTAAAAGGCTTACTCGCTAAAGAGTACGAGCCAGCAATTGATTTAATACTGGATGTACTGATTCACGCAGAATCAGATAAACGTGAATTCGAGAATACGTTAAAACAACGCACACTTGAACACAAGTAAAGTATTAAACAAAAAAGACCATGTAGTTACACTAAACGTAATTACATGGTCTTTTTTTGTTTGACAAAATATATATAAAATGATATATTATTCATGTAGTTCAATAGAAAGGAACTAAACATGGCTAAATTCAGCCAACTGGAAGTAGGGCAAAAATGGGCACTTTCTGCAAGCTATCAAGGCTTGGCAGACGTGCCATGGAGTGCGGACTGTGTGGTTGTGTTGGATGTGCAACCGCACTACAAGCACAAGTATCGGTGGGAAACTAAGTATTTTCCTGCTGACAAGGACAACCGTGGTATGTATGTCAAGGTAGACTTGGTGGGACAAAACCGTCAAGACTTTGTGTACATTAAGCACTTGTTCATGTTGTGGGACGAGTATCGCACTCGCCTCGACAAGCAAGTTGAGGTGAGCAAGGAAAACCAACGCCTCATTATTGAAAAAGAGGTGTACCGCCAAGAGGTATTTATGCCAAAAGTCAACGAGTTAGTTGACTTGCTTTCAGCCATCTCAGGAGTTCCAACAGGAGCGTTTCAATACGCTCGCTTGGAAGAGCCTCACATTGATGTGATGCTCAAAGCACTTAAGGCACTTAAAGCACCGCAAGACTTTGAAAGTCTTGTTGAAAGGCAAAAGGAATGCGAGAAGTGCGATAAACTTGTATGGGAAGATGATTTACTTCCCTTACATTATGGAGGCACACTATCACACGTGTGTGGCACGTGCTATGACCAGTACGTAGAAGACGATGGTCGTCGCAAGCCATACGACCAAGAGTAACAACAAAAAACCGTCAAATTGTTAAAAACAACGATTTGACGGTTTTTTTATTTGACAAAATATATATTTAATATATAATAATATCTGTAGTTCACATATGTGTAGAAAGGAACACAAATGACTACAGAAGAGCAAAAGTCAACGTTGACAATCGTTGACGTGAGCACTCCCAAAGTCGAAGTTGAGGTCAAGGTCAAGAAAAAGAAGTTGACCGACCGTGCGTGTAAGAGCATTTACAACAAGGCTCACCACGCTGGAATCCAAGCGTCAAAAAAGTGCAAGCCCACACCAATGATTGTTGGTACGCCAACAACTCCATTTGGTAACGATATTGATACATCAAAAACAATGTATTATGTCGAAGGTGGGGTGTGCGGATTTGCGTGGATTGAAATTCGCCCTGCACGAGGAAAGTTTGTGCAGTGGTTGAAGAAAAACGACATTGGAGGGATAGGATATTACGGTGGATGGCAAATCTCCGTATTTATTGGCACTCAGTCGCTTGAGCGCAACGAGGCATACGCCCGTGCGTTCGCACAAGTCTTGCGTGATAACGGAATTGAAAGTGCACGCATGAACTCACGCATCGACTAACAAAAAGCACGTTTCTTGTCTGGTAATCAGACAAGAAACGTGCTTTTTTGTGTGCTTTTGGGTTAACTGTTTTTGGCATTTTTGCGAGGCACTTTTATTTTGGCATGCTGTCTATCATATGCATCAAGTGCCATATCAAGATTGTATTTTTTAGGGTCTCGCCCAATGTACTCAACAATAGTAATTGCCGCACGCACCCATCCATAGCAGACATCTGTTTTCCATCCCTGTGCCTGTAACACATCAAGCCACACAAGTTGTTCTTTGGTAGTTCGATTGACCCCTGCTTTCATTTCGATAGCAAGACCATGATACTGACCAAATCCAATTGGGAATAACAAATCGGGCACGCCTCGTTTAACTCCAGCAGATTTCATTTGCGCCGCTACCACAGGGTGACGATGACCGCCATTTGGCACGTGAAACAAATACTGCAACATTGGTTCTTGCGATTCAATCATCGCCAGAAACTCAAACAATGTTTTTTGCTCAATTAATTCATTTTGCTTTGCCACGTTTTGTTCCTTTCAACAAAAAAACACGCTACGTTTCATTATATATGACAACGTAGCGTGTTTTTGCGCCTTACATGTACTTGTTAAAAAATCAAACTAATGATTGAATCAAGCAAGTACATAACACCATATCCTATTATGAATAACAGGATAAATGTAATGACAAGCATTTTTTGTTCGCCCATTCATGATGTCTCCTTTCTATTAGCGCATGACTATATTACCATTTAATATATACATTGTCAATTTTTATTAGAAGCGACTTAGTAATTGTGTAAGAAAATCTTGAATGCGATTCACAAAATCTGGAGTTTCTTGTTCTGCAACGTCTTCAACTGTATTCCAACGTCCTCTGTGAATAGAAGATTGCGTAGCTCTTCGCTGAACCCACTTAGCATACGGCACATTATTCGGAAGGTTAACAGACGCATCTGCATTTGTAATAGATGGAACAGAATCAATAGCAAATGTTGTATCTATGTCAAAAGATATAGTGGCAGTTCTCCATCCTTGTTGTAATTCAAACGTGCGATTGTACGTACTTCCTGACGGTGCAGGTGGATATTGCATTAATCGAGTGCGCATTTTTTCAGCACTTAATGTGGCTTCTGCGGAAATGATAGATGGAATACTGTCTGACAATCCATCGCATACGTCTGCAAATTCGTAAAACCCTTGCCCGTACATGTCTGACGAATTTGAACTACGTTGCGTTGATGAGTAATTTTTGGTTACCGCTCTAGGATTACTTCCTCTAATATCCGATACTCTACTACTAATCATCGACGATAATTTTGCAAAAAAAGTGGATGGCGTAACTGAACTCCATGATGTTACGCCACCCCATATTTTTTTTGATTGCGATGCAATTGCATTTGACATTCCACTCATCGCTGATGAGCCTTGTGCCATAAAAGAACCGATGCTTTTTGAAATAAAATTAAACATACAATCTCTTTGGTGTATAATTATCCATAGGGTTACTTGACGTTATTGACAGAGGCGATGTTGTCAATAGAAAACGAATCTGATTCGTTTGATTCATTTGCCATTTCATCATCATCACCCCAATCTGCATCGTCATCCTCAACATCCTCCCAGTCCTCATTATCCCCTCCATTATTGGCATTCATGGCAAGTAACCCTGCATGTTGCATTTGTTGAGCACCACTTGGCTCGTCGTCAAAGTCTTCTGCATATTGCACATCTTCGTATACGACTTTGATAACTTGACGTACATCGGTTTGTGTTTTCTCGGGTGCGTCAATGCCAGCGATTTTTGCACGACGTTCCATAATTCTTAAACATCTGTCAACGGCTTGCAATTGTAATGGGTCAGCAGCATTTCGAGCTTTTTGATATACTGACAAAAATAAATCGTCCAACCTGCGCAACTCTACTTCACGTAAATCATTTGATGCTTCTTTCTCAGTTGATTCAAGTAACCTACTTACAGCACGATACGCAGCAGTTCGATTAGAATAGTTTAATCGTTGTGCGATTAAATCATATGAAATCCCTGCTTTTCGAAGCTCTAACGCCTGTACCGCACGCTCACGCTTGTCAATAACAATTGGCGATGTTCGTGACTTGTGCATAGTTTTTCTCCCGTAGTGTCGTATTGCACAAATTGTCTATTTCTTATATTATACAGATAGTTGCATATTTATTGTAGGAGGACATCATGTCACAGATTAGCAACATTACCGCTCATAGTGTTAGTTGTGAGCCATGTGAAGTTGGGTATTACAAGCCAGGAACAAATGCCAAGGACCAAACTCCAAAAACAGGCATTAAGCGTGGTGCAGACACCAATACGTTTGGTCCACCTCGTCAGGGGTATCGACCAGTAGACTCGTTGCCAAAAACCAGAGGGGACTATTATATTCCTGGCACAAATAAGTAAATAATTACTTGTTTATTGACCCGCACACTTTTATAAAATCTCCTCAAAAAACCTCAAAAAAATTGCTCCCCTCATACAGCAATATCGTGCGCAAGTCAATACGTGCTCATGCAGAAAGAAAAATAATATGAGCAAAATGTTTTCCGAAATTCGTCAATTGCCTGGGAATTCAGGAAAAAGCAGTGCGTCATCAGCAATGACACGATATGCTGTCAATAAAACACTGGCAAAAGGAGCATATATGTCTGCATCAAAGTTGCACAAAGCAAGAATTCCATCGGGAAGAAAAGTAATTCGAACAACGACCGAAACTATCATGAACGCACCATCAAGTGGTTCTCGATATCGTCGAGCGACAAAACCACGAGCTGTGTGGAGCGCACAAATGAAAGAACGTGCACGAGCTAATCGAGCAAGTAGTTCATCAGGCATGACTGGTGTATCGTCATCTGGCGCACCAAAAGATTATAGTAGTGCGCCAGATAATTACACGGGCGTAGCATCATCTGGACCGCCCGCTTCACCCGCTTCACCCGCTTCACCTGCTCCAATTGCCCCTGTAAGCGCAACTGCACCATCAGTGTACGATGAGGAGGTTTGGGGGATTACCAGAAGTCTAGCCGAACTTGCTGGTAAAGTTGCTCGGTCTAGAAAAGATTGGCAAGCCAATCGACTTTCTGCAAAAGCAAAAGCGAAAGAAATTAAAGCAACTAATTTGACTGACAAAGCAAAAGAGCTAAAACAAGAATCGAGCGCAGCAATTGAACAAGCAAATAAAATCGACAAGGAAACTGTTGATTTTATAGTACGAAATCGTAAAAAATTTAAATATCCTCTTCTCGCTGCTGGTGGTTATTACTTGCTCAGCAATAAAGATGAGAATGAAAAGTCTCCATCATCATCATCGTCATCGTCATCATCAAAATCTTCATTTACTGATAAAGTTATAGATGCGGCAAAAAAGTATTTGTCAAACACCAATAAATCAGACAATTCAAAAGTGGACAACACAAATGTTTCTCTTACATTAGATTCTGAAAATGCAAACTCTTTTGGAACGGCTCGTCCTCGAAAAATGAATCCTTCATTTTATATAGATTTTCAAAACAGAAAAAAAATAAAGGATAAAGAAAAATTCGACAAATTGTGGCAAAAAATATTAAACGAAAAAAACGCAAAATCCAATTCAAGTAATTCATCTAATTCAAAAAATTTGTTTAATAAATCTCATCACAATTCAGCAAGCGTACAAAAACGTATGATTAAAAAAAGTTCTTCAAAAGCATCAATTTCAGACGATATTAACAACGCAATTGATTTTATTAATCAATATTTAACACCAAACACAAATACCGTCAAAAATGTATCGCAAAAAACAAAAGATTACGTCAGAACATATGGACCTGACGCAATTCAAGGTGCAAAAAAATACGGAAACATCGCAGTATCTGAAGGCAAGAAGGTTGGCGGTAAGGCGTACAAAGAATCACTAAATTACGGACAAATTGCCGCTCGTGAAGCAGAAAAATTTGGGCGCAAGGCATATGGAGGCGCACACTATTACGGTAAGCAAATTTTAGATTTGATTGGAAAAGAAATTCCTAAAGGTGGAATTAAAAATTCTAATGCATTTACCGTTTCAATTCCATCAACAGGTTTTTCGCAAACCATTAACTATCCTTCTATGAAAGATTTGGCTTCAAGAGCAAAAACCTTGGGCGCACGAAAGCAAACTGGTCGCTTTGACGAGTCAACCGCTGTTGAACGAGCGTTGCAAGCAGTGCGAGACTGGGGCGAGTCAATTATTCCTACGCCAAAATCAAAAATAAAAGGAATGACTAACGAGTCATTAAAATTACTTCCAACTGGAACACGTCAAAAAATGAAAGTTGTTGATGGTAAATTGGTGCCAAAATATAAAGATGTACCGATAAGACCTAAAAAGGCAACTCGAGAAGATGATGTGTACAGCGGTAGTTCAATTAACATGTATGTCCCCAAATCTTCTATGCAAGTGTGGGACACAGCAACAATGAAACCCGCAAGTACGTGGAAACCGCAAAAACAAGTAAAAGATAAAATGGTATACGACCCCAGCAAAAAACGATATGTATCAACAAAGCAAAGAGACAGTAATGACATTACTGATTTTGAAAGATACTCTGATTCAAAATCTGTTAAGAAGGGCATCAACATGACAAAGGGTTCAATGAGAGCACGTACACGTGCCGAATTGTATGGCACATCGCCATCAGGCGGTCGAGCAATGATGAAATCAGTATCACGCATGCGTAGTGCTGGGATTGAGCATTTGCTTGGTGGCTATCGTGGCGGAAAGAAAATGGCAAAGTCGTCTATGTCCAAACGCACACGAAGAATAACAAAAAATAATCCTTATGGAACACCAACTCCAACAGCTGGTCGAGTCATCGGACCAAATGGTGCTATGATAGCTGCGCAAGCAGGTGCAATGCGTGGTCAGCCACAAAACCTATGGGGAAATATTATGCAAATGCAAGCGGGGCGTACTATGTCTCCAGAACAATTGGAAGCAATTAAACAAATGGAACAATATGCAACACCGTCCCCTGTTTATCAGCCTGAACAGATTTCAACTCATATTTTTCCTAGTAGTACACCAGTCCCTGAGTCATCTTCTCCTAGTGTGCCACCATTCTTTAATCAACCAAAGCCAAATATTTCTGATTATGAATCGTATCGCTCAAATCCTTACACAAGCCAAGGTCGTGGATATAGTATGCAAGGTTACGCACCGACAGCAACACCACCAGCTAAGCCTCCTGCGTATTCTTTTCCCAAACCAATTCCTAGCACAAATGGCGCAATGCAAGGTGCAATGCAAGGCGCAAAAACTTCTAGAAGTGGCATGGGGAGCGGAGGTACTGCGGGCAGTATGATGAAATCAGTATCACGCATGCGTAGTGCGGGCACAAAGCATGTTGTAGGTGGGTATCGTGGTGGTTCACGCATTCACAAAGCTGCTACACCCACGTTGGCAACTCGCAATTCACGAGCAAAGTACGAGTAAAGTAATATGAATAAACGTGGGGCGTAAATCCTCAATTTATGTCCCACGTTTTTTGTAAACGCAAAGAGGATTTATATGGCTAAGTCAAAGAAAATGGTGTCATTTCAAGAGTATATGAGTAATCTTTCCAAAAATGCACCTACCAAAAAACGGTCACGCATTAAAAAAGATGACGGAAACCCGCAAATCGCACCTACACTAATGCCATATAGAGCACCGTACATTATTGGACCGAATGGCGCAATGCAAGCTGCACAAGCCACCGCAACCGCAGTTCCTATACCTGTTGAAGAGCTTTCTGAAATAACAAATACGCCATTGCCAACAAATACGCCATTGCCAACAAATACTCGGGTGTCAACAAATACTCGAGTGCCAACAGCGGTAATTGAAGACACCGCAACGCCATTGCCAACAAACACTGTGATTCCAACAGCAGTAATTGAAGACACCGCAACGTCATTGCCAACAAGCACAAGTGTTCCGTTAGCAACAGCAACACGAACTTTAATGCCAACTACCAAGGCAACAGCAACCTCAATTCCTACTGCGACAAATACACCTGTTAATCTGCAATTTCCTGCAGAATACCAACCGCAATTAGATGCGATTAAAGAAATTTCATCTAAAAACCTGAATACTCCACCTTACGTACTTTTCAATGATAGTAATGGCACTGGCGAAGTGATTGCCACTGCGGTTGGCAATAAGATACCAGTTCGTACTCCGACCTCAACAAGGCCGTATAGACCAGCTAAAAGCACTTCATCTGACATTCCTCCAACTGCATATCCAATGCCATCAATGACACAACAGGATTCGGTGAACTTGGCAAAGGAGATGAAAGATTTGTTGATTGCTGCGGGGGGGCTGGTTGACCCCGAAACTGACTTGACAGAAACTCCTTACACTGGCGACCCAGCGTATCCAATAAGTGCAGGGGAATCAAGAGTTGAAGGTGGTTCCAATGCAGGACCAAGAACTATCGCCGAGTTGTTAGAGTTGCCAACTGGCAATGGTCGATATGGTCGAAATTTTTACAATGCAGACGACATGCGTATATTGCAAAATATAGCAGAAGACATAAAATCCCGAGCCGACGCTCAAACGCAAAGTGCAATAACAGCAGCAAATTTGCACAGACAAGGTTTTAGAGAGGCGGTAAGTGGCGAAAAAGCACTTAAAAATCCAAGGTTTTTGGAATATTTAGGCGGAATATTTGGTGCAAATAATATAAATGACACTGAATTTAATGGCTTTCCTAGTCGAGAAAGTCTTGAAAGCAGCTATTTATCTCCATATGCTCAAGCATATAGTAACGCATATGACGCAAGTAAAATTGTGGGTGTACCTGCGCAAAATTTTATTGATAGAGTTGAAGGTTGGAGAAAAAATAAAATCATCAATCCTTCAGGCACACCTGCCACACAAATACCAAGAGTGACGGACGTTCCAACTCAATCGCCGACGCCAAATGACCCTGCGGCACAGGCAACAGCTATTGCTGGCATGAGTGAAATAGGTACGCCTATGGCGCAAGCTATTGAAACTCGTGGACAAGATGCATTTGCGCCTCCAGGACCAAACACAACAAATCCTAATCTTGAACGGTGGGAGGATTTCGTATCATATGCATCCATGGTTTCACCTCAATTTAGTCCTTTTAAACGTGATTCGGAAGATTCGCCATGGTACTTTAACACCCCCAGTTATGTTGTGTTCAACGATAATGGAAGCCCCATCGTTGTCAATAATGCCACAGCAACTGCTTTGGCGCAACCGACCACGACACCAACTCCAACGCCAACTTTAGAGTCAGATGAAGATGGCTATACAGGTGGGTACGACAATTCGGGCGGTACTGGTGGGTACGACAATTCGGGTGGTACTGATAATGCAGGTGGTACTGATAATGCAGGTGGTACTGATAACACTAGTGGTGCTGGCGGTTACGCTAGTTGGGAAGAATTTGACAAAGCACGACAAGAAGAAATGAAGTTGTTTGGACCAACTCAAACTGCTGTAATTGACCAAAGTATAAAAGCATTTCAAGCAGGTGAAAAAGAACGACCAGGTGGCGGACCAAACATGGTGCAACGATTTATTTCGTCAGTAACCCCTGATTGGATTGAAAGTGCTTTTAACGTTGGTTCAATTGTGCGACCTGAAGATGAAAATAAATCTGCGTATATTGATTTGCCTAACATTGGAAGAATTTATCTAGATGGAAAACCAGTGTTGGAGGCTCCTACAATGACTGCATCAAAAACTCCATCACCAACGCCAACAAGTACTTACGGTCCAAGCCCAACAGCTACAAAAGCACCAGAGTTTAATCCAAGAATTACACGATATCCTACACCTCCATACATCAATTACATCAGCCCGCAACCTGATGCACCAGGCAATCGTACATGGTTGGACTCAATAAGTGATTGGTGGAGAGATTGGACCGATGACAGCCAATCAGGCGCAATGTCAGCTCCAAAAGCATCAGCGGCAAGTCGAAGTTCTATCACTCCAACTGCAACAAGTGGTCAGGGGAATACCAGTGCGTCACAAAGCTCTTCCACAACACCAACGCAAACAGCAACTTCGACAAAAACAAAAACGGCGTCACCAACACAAACGCAGGTAATACAACCAACCTTAACGCAACGTACTGCGCCACAAATTACGCCAACAGTGAATCCTGCGCAAGTAGCTGCGGAGCAACAAGAGATGGAGCGTCGCAAAAGACAAGCGCAAGCACAAGCCGTATTAAACGCATCGCAAAGCAAGGCAGTATCTCGATGGTCAACGCCAAATGGCGCCATGCAAGCTGCTCAAGCACAAGCACAACGACCTGCAACTGCGCAACCTTTTGACCCATCAAAGTCGGGATATGTTGCGCCTACAGCCACTTCTCAATATGGTTCATCAGCAACTGCTGGTACGCCCGCATCAAGTATGTCGTCTACGCCCAAATCGTCAACCGTTGTATACGGAGGCGGCTCATCAACTATGAAGCGGAATGCCAAAAAATCAGGTAAATTAAAAAAGGACATTAGCGTTGGAACTGGATTGACGGCACATGCAACGCAACCTGTAAAAGAATCGCCAATGCCTAAAACAACAACGTCATATGGGAGATACAAATATCCCAAACCGAGTGCCACTTCAAAGTATGGCGTTACTAACGATACATTTAAAAAACAGGACGGAATGGTCTATCCTCGTCAAAACACAATGCCAGCTCCTCCCGCACGTCAACACAATAGCGTGCAACAAATGCCAATGAGTTACGAACCTGCGCAATATGTGCGAAAAATGGCTGGTAGCGAATTGATGGGTGACACGCAATTCACATCGCCATCACTTCCTTCATTGCCATCATCATCAAAAAATGCAGGAAACACCAAATACAACACGCTTGCATCGGAAAAATACAATAAACGAGGTTGATAATGGCAAAGTATACTGCGTCAATGTTTTCTAAATACTTTTCAGACACTTCTATGCCTCGCAAAGCGGTAGGTTCTTTGTTACGAAAAGCACAGCCCAAATCAAAGTCAAAAAATAAAAGTGCAGACGTAGTTCCTGAATCGGCAACCCCTGTTGTTGGTGAAACTTACAACCCTAAAGTTGCAAAAGAGACTAATGACCGTTTATGGCAAGAAATGAATGAGCGTCGAGCAAGCGGTCTTCCAATTGAAGGATTGACGTATGTGCCAGAAACGCCTTCGGGACGTATGGTGCGAACAGGACAAGCATCAGAGCGAAAAGACGTACTTGGAAACAGAATTAATCAACGAATTAGCAACAGTGGCTTTCGTGCTAATACACAACAAGAATTAAATAATATTCAACAATTAATAGAAGAGCAAGCTAGGCTTGCGGATTCAATAAAACCTACGCAGTCGTATTCAGAACGAAAAGAAACAGAAAAAAGAATAAAACAAATCGAAGATTTGCTATCTGGAATTAGCGATGATTTTACGCCTTCTCGAAAATATAGAGTAGTAGAAAAACCATCACGTGAATACTCAGCAAGTCCTGCGCCAAAAAGAAGTGAAATTGCACGATTTATTGCGCCACGTCGAATGCTTCAAGCACAAAGAACTGGACAAGGAACAAGAAGTGCTGACATGGATGGCGTTTCGTCATTTTCTTTTGCAACCGTAAAACCAGTAGAGAGTGATAGTTCAGTTCCTTCCGAAAAAGCATACTTGCCATCTATTGAGGAAATGCGTGCTGAACAAACAAAATTAGAACAACAATTAAAAGCCATGCAAGACGAAGCGGAAAAATTCCGTTCTACCGATTTTGCTTCTATGGACATTGATGACGACCCATTTAGTGAGGCTGAGCGATTGTCAGACCGCATTGATGCAATGCGGGGGAAAATAAATACCGTACAAAGACGAATTAAAGATGCAGAATCAAATCCGTGGTATGCACAAAACTTAGGTACTGGCAAAGGAAGAACGCTGACAGTAGAAAGTCAGCCATACGCACGAGTGTATCGGTCTCCCAGAGAACAAGGATTGCAAGAGCCTCCACGTCAAGATGTTGAAGTAAACATACCTACTAGTAAATATACAAAACCAAATGTCGTTAAACCAGAATACATTTCAGAAACGTTACAAAAATACAACACACACAAAAGTCGAATTAACTCAATTGAAAATGAGATTGATAAGTTACTTGAACAAGATTCTCCTGATGTTGACAAAAAGGTTGCAGACTTGTTGTCCGACCGTGACCTTGAAAGGGGAAGATTAAATACAACATTGTACTTAATTGACGAAATTCGTCAATACAAAAATCGCATTACAGACAGAAAATTGCGTAGTCAAGTTGAAGCGGTTACCGAAAAACCAGTAACCGTCAAACCTGTAGGCACGCCAATGAGACGTGCAAACACGCCCGTCGTACCGTCTGGAGCAAGACCAACGCAATCTGCAAGACCCGCACAAAACACGCAAATGACCGCACAGGTGCGTTCAGCTTCAGGTGTTGATACGCCATCAAGTCGTGAAATTCCGTCAGTTGTACGAAATGAAATAAACACAGCACGAAGAGCAAACGCTTCGGGTTCTTTAAGTAACTTAGACCAAGATTTTGAAAACTGGCTTAATACATTGCAATTCAAGCCTTCTACTTCAACGTCGATGACAGGTGTAAGTGCAAGTGGAAAACCAAGTGGAAAACCAAGTAAAACACCTTCAACGCCTGTTGCTGAACCAAGAAAAAGACCTTCGGTAACTGAAGTTGAACGTGATTTAAAAACAAAATCATATCAAAGTGCTAGTTATTTAAGCAATCGAGAACTAGGTATGTTGTACCTAAGACCCGAATTACGCAGCGCATTTTTTGACAGAAATCCGCATCTCGTATCGCAATTCGAGGCTGAAGTCACAGCACAACCAAAGGGCTCAAGGCGAGATAGAATGCGTGCCATTCTTTCAGGTGCACATACTCCAGTAACAAGAGTGCCTTCATCCGCAAGACCAATTGTCGAACCTGTGAGACCACGGAGACAAGTGCAATCAGTCGGTGTTTCATCGCCTTCTGCACCTTCCACACCTCCCAAATACAATATTGAGAGAACAGGAGATTCCATGAGTGACGCATATTCAAGATATTTCGGAGAACAAGTTAAACGTTCACCTTCAACACAATCTAAAAAACTAAGTCCGCAAGAATTGTACTTTCAGCGATTGGGTAGAGCGTCATCACTTCGAGAAACGCCATCAACCTCGACTAACGAAACCATTCAGGCACTCAATGAATTAATAAATTCAACACCCGAAGTTGATGAAAAAAATGTGGTTAGCCAAGCGCAATCTCGCAAAGCAAATAAACAAAAAGTATTAGATATTCAAGACAAACTTTTTCTTTCAAGGTTGCTTGGCGCATCACCACAAGAATTTAATCAAATTCGAAATGAGGTGTATGGAAGAAGAGGAGCTGGTCAAAATACTCGCACCACTTCTGGCGCAAGACAAACAACGCAATCAGACCCGAAGTATCGAACTGTCAATCCCAATATTTCTTCGGGCGTGTCAAGTGCAGAAAAACCCTCGACAAAGCCTGAGGTAGTTAGAACGTCAATTACTGTAGGTCCAGATAATGATGTACGCATAGCAACATCAAATGCAGACGCAGACGCACCAATTTTAGGACCTGAACCTGCTTCTAAAAAGCCACGTCCTAGAGTGTTTAATCCACGCAATGCTCGAGGTAAAGTTGTATACAATCAAACTGCGCAAGAGCGAGCACGAATAAAGCGTTCAAAACCATCAGACGACTCCACTCTTGACAGAGATTCTGTCAAAGGCATTAAAAGATTTAACGCACGCAACAGAAATGCAACCGCAGGTGCATTTGAGGAAATTCGACCATCTTCAGGGGCGTTTACCAATATGGGAGACGTCAAACGGACATGGGAAGAACAGGTTGTTAAGCCCATAAAAAGCATGAAAGACCCACGACAAGGAAAGCTAAATGCAATTGTTGCTGCAAAAGAAGGTGTAGGAAATACCATTGGCGTACTTGGAAAAACACCTGTTGTGCGAGCAGTAGCCGCGCCTGTGCGAGCGTATCGAAGACTTGGTAAATGGGGTAAAATTCTTGTTGGTGCTACGATAGCAGCTGGCGGTCTTAAAGCATATGACACATGGGCTGGAACACTTCCAAGGGCTAAGAAAAAAGATAGCGGTAGTAGCAGTGAAAATCCATATGTCATGGCAAGCGAAATGAATAAACGCTTGAGTAAAAAAATTTCTAAAAGCGCATATTCAAATAGTTTGATAAAATCTAATAAGTCTATTAAAAAAAGTTCTCCTGCGCCACATGCGTCAAAAAATGTAAATCAAAAACAAATTGGGCACTTTACATCAAATGGAGTTCGAGTTAGCACTAAATATTTTTAGTAAATAAGGTGCAGTGATGGCATATATTAAAAAAGCAAAAATTAAATCGAGGGGATTAGGAAAAGTAGTTAATTCAATAAAATTTGTTACTACTGGTATTCCTCGTATTGTTAATAAACGCATTAACGCAGCAACTCGAAGTGTGGTAAATGTTTTAGAAGAAAAAAAAGTACTTCCTCCAAAAACAGCAGCGCAAATGCGTGTAGCAATTGAACTGCAAGCGTCTAAAGATGGAAATCAATCATGGAAAGACCCAAAAAGTAAAAAATACTTTTTGCAAAGCGGCACAGCAAAGCCATCTGACTTAGAAGATAAACATTTAACTCGATTGGCAAAAACAGAATTAAAACGAAAAATTGAAGAAACTCCTGAATTGTTAGATATTTCTGCGTTTGGGGCAAAACCTAAAAATAAATTGTATCGTGTGTTTCCAAAATTAGAACGTATTGTTCGCTCGTTGAAAGAAGATGCGCTACCCACAGCATCTAGAGAAGCGAGAATTGCATCTAGACAAGGGTACGACGCAGCGTTGCAAAAACAAAAAGAAGAGCTTGCAATTGAATTAATGAGTGGAGATAGAAATCCATGGATTGGCAGATATTCAAAAGCCAGAGATTCTGTCAAGGGAAATGTAAATAAAGTAATAGGAATTAGTGCAATTTGGAATGCATCAAAGCTAGAAGAGGAAACAAAAAGACAAAAAGAAAATGCGTTAAATTTTGCAAGAACATTACAAGGAAATACACAAAATGCGTTAAAAGAATTAAAGTCACGTACTCGCAGTGCAAAAAATAAAATAATTGAAGCGCCGCAAAAAATAAAACGAAATGCGCAAGAAATGGCTGCAAATATTTCTCAACAAATTTCTAATTCATTTGTACCTGTAAGAAAAAGGAGTTTTCAAAAAATGTATACGCCAATGAAATCAGTGTCGGTACCGTATACACGCACGTTGACAGACGATAGCGTTCCGTCACCCAAAAAGTATGTTAACAAGATGATGGGTGGTAAAACTGGCAGAATGGGTAAAGAATTGACAGGCGCAGACGGCGTTAAAGGTCGATACTTTCAAAAAAGTCGCAACATGAATAAAATATATGAAGTGGACAAACCACATGCACCGCAAATGCGTGCCATGAGCATGGGAGGAAGCATGGGGATGGGTAAAATTCAAAAAGCCAAATTGGTAACAAGAATGAAAGTGACACCTCGTTTAGTGACTCGTATGATTCCATTTGACCCAACTACATCACGAACACTTCTTTCTACATTTCCAGACAAAACAACATCTGGAAAAATTCGTACTACAATGAATGCAAAGCCATCGTATTCTGATGCTGAGATTTCAGGTATTTTGCGCACTACAATTGTTCCAAAAAGTAGTCCAAAATCAGATAAATTTCCTAGTAGATTAACGATTGCATCAAAGCCACCTAAAGGTTATTCGACTGCGTACACGCAAAGAAAACTTGGTGATTTAAAAGAAAGAAATAAATCAATTGCTGGTACTTATAAAGATTTTCGAAATTATGCCAGTTGGAAATCACAAAATCAAACACCAAAAATGATGCGTGAAAAGTTGATTAACGCAATTAATAGCAGGGGCATAGTTAGTTCAGAGCAACTGTTTCCCAGTTTTCCAGATTTTATTTATGCGAACGATGCAAGCAACGTAGTTGCCCGCCGAAATCCTAACAGAAACACATTTCGTCGCACAGATGTTATTGGTCGTGACCGTTCGCTAAGCCAAGAGATTGCTCGCATTCGACGTGCTGAATCAACGCAAGCAAGACGGAATAATCCTGTAGCAAAACGTGCAACATACAAGATGCATGAGATTACTGACGAAAATTACTATGGCAATCAAAAACCTCGTCGGAAAGATACATTTCAAAAAACACAGGGTGCATTTATTAACGGTCGTAAGTTAAAATACTAAAAGGAGCTTTTGTATGCGCAAGTCAACATTTCGAAAAAACTATAGTGTCGGCAACTCAATCAACATAGGTGGCGGTATGAGTGATTTTGCGCCAACAAATACAGGTATTCCACGTAAACCAATAATGCAAATGCGACCACCAAGTGTAAAAACTCCATCACCTATGGGTGCGCCATCAAGTCGCCCACTTACACCCAAGCCAATGGGAGGAAGTGTAAATCGGTTTAATCCATATCCTCGCTCAGGTGGCATGGCAACTGGTATGGGAAATGCTACAATGCGAGGTGGATTTATGAAAAACCGTAGAGGTCGATGATTTATTACAAGTGTTCACAAAGGTAATTTAATTCATGAGTAAACAATCAAGTGCATTGCAAAAAATACGCATCCCCAAGCCAATTCGTGCGTTTGGTAGAAAAATTGGCGAAGAAGCTATTGAATTGGGTCGTGATGTAAAAAACATACAAGAATTAATGCGAAACAAACGTCGAAGATTTGAAATGGGAGGACTACCTAAAAATGCATTCGACTACGAAAATGAATTTTTGCAAACAGTTGACGATTCAATTAAAAGACGATTAAAGTTTCGATATGGCAAAGCAATTAAGCCATGGATTGGGCTGGGCGGAATATCGTATGCACAAAGTCAATCAAATCCAACCACAAAAAAACGATTAAAAAAAGGGTTGGTTAATCCCGTACTTCACGAAATTCGTCAAGCAAATCCTGCTCCTACTCGGCGTTCGATAAAATACGCACCGTCATCATACTCAGATAGTGTGCAAGGAATGACAGGGCAAGGACGTCAGCGCAACAGCAATGAACTTCGGCAACTGCGAGAAAACGCATCAACACTTGCAACAGGGGGGAGACCAAATCCTGAACATAATGCCAAACGATTTCACGGAATGTTTGGTGTTTCCGCAATAAATGAACCTCAAAAAAGCATGACAAAACTGCAACTAGCGCAAAGAGAAATTAATCAATCTATGCGTTCAGGTCAGTCAAATCGTCGCATTGCAAAGTCATCAATAACAAAAGGTTCATATAGTAACAGTTTTGTGAGTGGTTCGGCTGTAGACCCTAATATGATTGTGCAACCTAAAAAAGGTCGTCGATTTAAAGGTCAAACAATGGGAATGACGCTTGTATCAAAACGTGCAAAATCGTTGAGTAAAAATACAGTTGGCGATAAGCCTGACCCCAAAGATGGTGATGCACTCTTAAGTGATTTGTTGTCTTCAACAAATACTGCACCACGCACAATTGAACCAACCACTCGTGTGCGCAGTAAATCTACGCCGTGGAGAAGATTTAATCACTATTTGGCGGACATAGAAGCGGGTATTGGCAATAAATCAAAAGACGCATGGAATGCACTGTTGCAAAACAAATCAACAACAGCTCCTGCATCATCTCGCCCAAAATCAAAAAGCACACCGTGGCGTCAGTTTAAAAGACAATTAGCCAATATTGAAACAGGTGTCGTAAATACATCTAAAGATGTGTGGAATACGTCAAAAAATGTATGGAATACATATAATCCTAAATCAACAGCACCTGCGCCAACAACAACATGGGGTAAAGTTAAAAGCGTTGGCGGAAAAATATTTCCAGGAATTGGATATGCAAATACCTTTTTTGATGCAGCAACTTCTTTAGGAAGCATAACAGGAGGAGCAAAAGCGTCACTTTATGAAAAAGCCCCAAATAAGACAATAGCTGGAAAACCAGTAAAAGATGATTATTATGTGGTAAATGCCACCAACCCATTGCTTACTTCTTCAAATGTTTCAGGATATCAAAAACCCATTCAAGTTGTAACTGAGCGATATGACGTACCAGATATTCGAAGACAATATTCGCCAGACTACTTCAACAGTTTTTTTGGTAGACCTCCAACCGTAGAAGACATACGAGCAGGAATAAATGCAGATTATATGGCAACTGCATTCACCGCAACACCATCTGGTGAATTAAAAGTAAATCCACCTTCAAGTTCTGAATATGCATCAGTAACCAATCCAAACAAAACAATTGGATATGGTGATTCGGATGCATACAGAGTAGCATCAATTGAAGATATTCCTGACGAACGAATTAAACAAGAACAAGGAAGATTTGGTTTTCCTGTGGAAGTTCGCATGCGGTCTACTGATGCAACCGCAAAAAATTCTGCATGGCAAGAAGCAATCAATCTTGTTGACCCTACGGGTTTAAGCTCTGGCGTGATGGGTGTCAATACATATGCAGACTACGGAGAGCCAGTCTTGGGCGGAAAAACAATGTACCGCACATCTCTTATAAATTCGATTGGCAATGTGCCAACTTCGTATGTAACAGGCTGGGCAAAATCAAGTAGTGCCAACGGATTGCCTTCATTGTCTGCAAAAGGTGCAATTAAATTTCATAAAGATAAATACAAAAAAGAATCCGAGTTGGCGCAACAAAAATTAAACGAAACAAAAACTGAAATTTCACAAATTAACAGCGATATTACACAGGCAAATCAACAAATTAAAGACATCAACGACAATATAACTAGATTGCAATTAATGTGGGAAGATATGCAACCCGAAGAAGGTACAGAAGAAGAGCAATACTTTATAGATGCATATAAAGATTTGTCATCAAACTTAGCAAATTTAGAGTCAAACGTAAGCATTTATCAAGACGATTTAAAACGATATGAAAATAATAAAAATGTATTTGACACGTACTACAATGATTTAACAAAAAACGTAACCGCATTGTCGCAAATGGAAGGAAGAGTTGATTCATATGCGGATTTGGAAAGTGAAATTGATAATGCACGTTCAAATGGAAATAAATATATTGAAAACTTATTAACTAAGCCAATAAATTTAGATGGAAGTGGAGAAGATATGGCTGCTTTGTATGCTATGGCTGGATATCAAAATCCATTACGACGCATACAAATTGCTCGAGTTGGCGATAAATATGGAACTAATATTGTTCCATACTCAATACGAAGTGATGTTCCGCAAACCGTTCGTTATAACGAACCCGACTTGAGCCCAGGGCAAAGTGCAGGAAGTATGGTTGCAAGTTTTGCTGGAGTAACACCTTATGGCAAAGTAAAACAATCTGATATTGATAATGATTGGTATATTGGTGCAGGTCTTAGTAATTATCGAGGTAACGACCCTAAATATAAAAACATAAATACACAAGCAGTTTATGTTGATGAAGACCCAAGAGTAAGCGCAACACATCAGCCAATTAATCCTGCAACTGGAAAACCAGTTGACAACAGAAGTTTAGGTGTGATAATTAGTAGTAGAGGAAAAAATTTACTTCAAAATCTTGGTTCAATAGTAAATCCCGAAACATACTCTCCTGGATTTTGGCAAAATTACCTACCATACTTAACGCAAAACAATGTTTCAAAAAGAAAATCAACAAAGCAGTCACGCCAATCCGTTGCGCAAAAATCTGCTGTGAAAAAATCTTCATTGAAACCATCTTCACTTATGTCTCCAATGGGAGATGCTCCAAAAGCAGTTGTTAAGCAAAATGACGCATCATCTTCATTAGTTAAATCGTTAAATCCCAATCCAAAACCGATTCAACCAGTCACCGCAAAACACAATAACAAATATTTTAAGTAGGAGGAATAACATGAGTCGCATTCAAAAATTTCGCATGTTTAATGCAGGGAATCAATCACAATCAATGACACCATATCAAGGACGTTCATTTGACACAGCATTTTCGCCTCAATACTCATCAGCATCATCGTTTTTACCGTCAATGGGCATCGGATTTAACAGAATGTCAAATATTTCTTCTATGCCTCGAGTAACTAGAATGAAAACAACTCCCAAACCATCTTCAGTCCGTACTCAAACTGTGCAACTTGGCTCTGGAGATGCCAAACGCTCCATTAGCGGTGATACATTTCGAATTCCTTTTTCTAAAAGAGCAAAAAAGAAAAAGTCTTCTGAGCCATTGTGCGATTGCGGTATGCCAATTTCAAAATGCCAATGTGATGGTCATGACCATGCTAAAAAATCTGGTGGTAAGAATATTACAAAAGCTAAAGTTCGCATGCCTACACCGCAATATTCAACACGATATCGAGAAGTAGTTAACCGAGAAGCAGTTAACAGAAATATTAGAAATAATCCGAATCCAGTAAGTGAATATGACGTTCCACTTCCTCCAGTAAGTGAATATGACGTTCAACTTCCTCCAACATGGGGTTGGACAAATGATGTTTCTGGTAGTTGGCGTAATACGGGTGTCCCTCAAACATCAGCTCAAGATGCTTTGCTTGGCACACTTTTGGATAGTACACCTCGTGATGTAAAAAGCAAACCAAAACAAAAACAAAAACAAAAAAACACATCTACACCAGGTATGTATACAAGAGCTAAAAACGCCATAAAAACACCAGTGCAAAACGCAACAAATGCAGTTTTGGACGCTACACTAAAAGACATTGTAATGCTTCCTGTGACTACTACTCGGTATGTGGGAAGAGGCATACGAGAAATTCCTCAAAAAGTTCAAAATGCTGCTAGAAAAACTCGCAATGCTATGATTGCTGGTAAAATATATGGCAAACAATACCTATCAGAATTAACAGCTGGCAAAAAACCAGACAAAGTTGCATTAGGAATTGCTGGGAATCCCAAAGCAAACACCTTTGGACGTAGAATGCAAAACATATCTATGGCAGCAAAACTATACGGAAAAGATTACGTGTCTGATTTAGGAAAAACAACAGTGAGAGACATATTAAATTCGGCTAGAAAAATGTCTACACGAAAAAAAGCACTTGCACTTGGATTAACCGCAGGTGGTTTGTATGCCGCTAACGAATTAATGAACAAGAGACAAAGTTTTAAAAAATCAATTACACCAATGGGAAGACACGTAGTTGGTGGATATAGAGGTAAAATAATTAGTAAAGCAATTCGTTCTTCGCAAGCAAATACAAGCAACAAATATTTATAGTTAGCACATTATGCGAGGTTTTATGGGCAAGCGTTCTTTTTTTAAAAATTTTATTGATGCAAGTATGCAACCAAAAGTAAATACAACTCCAAAGACGCAAGTCATAAAACCTTCAGCTGAAACAAATGGCATCAATTCAGCAATGAAAATAAAAACGCCAAAAGTAAATCCGTCGCCAATGTTAAGTTCGTCGGTGTACAATTTTGCAAATCAAACTGCTTCATCATCTAAACCCGTACAAAGAGGTGCAACACAATCAACGTCAGCAACCTCATTGCAACCACAAAATAAACAAGTTTTTAATCCAATACAACCAGTTAAACAAGAAAATTATCAACGATATGCTATTTTGCAAGGTCAAAATACTCCTGTAGTTGTTAATACAAACAATACAAACAATACAAACAATACAAACAATACAAACAATACAAACAATACAAACAATACAACTGTTGACCAAAGCAAAGTTAATTGGAAAAAATTACAACAAGGAACAAAAGAATACGACAATTATTGGAATTGGTATAACAGCACTGTATATGATGGAAAACAAATGGACCCCGATAAAATTCGGTCACACACTGCGTGGAATAATACAGCTGCCAATTGGTGGACTCGTGCTAACAATCAAAAATATGCATTGCAAGAATATAATAAAAAAGTACAAGAATATCAAACTAAGCAACAAGAATATGATAATTGGCAAGCCTCTATAGTAGAAGATAATCGTAAAAACGCATGGTGGGCAAAAGGAATAAATCCTGATTATGCGGATTCAATAATGGGAACAGGTCCAAACGGCGAAAAATTTGCGCCAAGTGAAGACCAAATAAGTTTCAACCCTGATGGTACTCCTAATTTAAATGGAACTGTATGGAATCCTGATGGTACAGTAAGAATTGCTGGAACACCGCAAGAGCCAGTGCAAGAGCAATATACTGAAGAATATCCGTATTACGAGAATTATGAACCATATCAGCCTGACAATTCACTTGATAATAGAGTAAATTATTTGCGTAGAGGAAATTCGGCAACTACTAAATCTTTAACAGGGAAAAAAATTCCTCAACAAGTAAAAAAACAAAATGTTCGCAAAAGGCAATCGTTAAATGTTTCTCAAAAAACAAAACAAAGTCCTTTAATAGAATTTTTGAATTCTTTGTTAAAAAACAATGTGTTACATCAAAGCAACTTAAAACCTAAAACAATGCAAAAAAGAAATGTTCGCAAACAACAAACACCAGAAGAAGCGCATAAGGCGTGGCTTGCATCAGTAGCGGAAGATGAGCGTAAAAACAAATGGTGGGCATTAGGTATTGACCCATCAACAAAACCAGCAGGTTCATTACCAACTGAATCAGATTGGCAAGCATCAAAAGATGAAGATAAACGAAAAAACGAATGGTGGGCACTAGGTATTGACCCTAATACACGTCCTGCTGGTGCAAAAGTTTCAGACCCAAACATGCGCATAGGTATTGAACAAGATTTGAGGGGAATGGAATGGTGGAAAATAGGCATTGACCCGTCAACAAGACCAGAGATGTCTCGACCTTCCGATTTTGCTGACCCCATTAACTGGAAACCTGAAAAGAATAGTGGTGGCGGTGGTGGTGGCGGTGGTGGCGGTGGTGGTGGTGGCGGTGGCGGTGGTGGCGGTGGCGGTGGTGGCGGTGGTGGCGGTGGTGGCGGTGGTGGCGGTGGTGGCGGTGGTGGCGGTGGTGGCGGTGGAGATAATTATTGGGGCATAGCAATAAACAACAGAGAAAAACAACGATTGGAAGCTGAAGAACGTGCTCGCAAAAAAAATAAAGATACATCGTCATCGTCATCGTCATCGTCATCGTCATCGTCATCGTCATCGTCATCGTCATCGTCATCCGATTCATCAAAAAGAGCATTAACATCTGCGTGGGCACGCAATGAAGGAATTGCACGATATTCACCAAAACAGTCATCAAGATTATGGAAAGACCCAGTAACGGGAAAAAATGTGCTTTTTACTTTTGAAGACCCACTGCTAGAGCAACGTAACAGATTTTCAAGACAAGGAAAATTATCTGGCGAAGTTATTCGACCTTCCTCAAAAGAAGAAAAGGAAAAAGTTGGCGGAGAAATTGGAACTGCTAGTGGAGGAGTTCACTACATGTCTTCGTTCAACCCCAATGCTGGAAACACTAGAAGTTCATCGGCGGTCAAACGTGCAACACCAAAAAAGAAATCAACATCGGTAAAGAAATCAGTTACACCAACAATGGAAAACAAAACTCGCACTCGTCATCTCGTAGGCGGATTTTCTAAACGTGCATTAAAAGATGCGCCTAACAGAGCAGGTCCAAGTATGAACAAATATTTTAACTAAAACGTAATTGTGTATAATACAAATAAACCGTTTTAATTAATTTTTGTGTTTTAAAAAAATTTAAGTAAGTTAAAGTCAAATAAATTTATGAAGGAGAAAAACATGCCTCGCAGAATTAACAAAAATCAGTATGGGTACCGACATCCTCAAGAGGAAATTGAGCGAACAAGAGCAACCGCATATCGTGCACCAAGACGCATTTCTCCCGCTCAAATGGCTGCGCAATCATATGTCAAATCGCCACTACAACTAGGACTTACAACGATTGGTCGTCGTGCTGAGCGTGCATACCCTTCAGTTGATGAGTTTGGAAATGCAATGGGTAATGTAATAATGAATACAGGTGGTGTTTTTGGCGCACCTGTAAAAAGTGGTCTAAAAGCATATTTTCAAAATGCTAATGACAAAGGAGAATTGAAAGACTGGAGTCCAGTGCTAAGCGCAATGGAAGGCGCTGCATGGCAACAAGCATCGCAACTTCCTGCGAGTTTTGGTCGCTTTGGTCGTGCCACTATGAACGCACGTGAGCCAGTGCAAGATTTTCTAGGTGGAATTGGTGAACTTGGATACAGCGGTCTATACGGAAGCGCAAAAGCAATTCAACGACAATCCAACAAGTCAGTTCCTGCAATGTATCAAAATACTCGAAACATGATTATGCCATTCTTGCAAGACGATACTAATACGGGAGGAAGTAAATCTACAAATAAACGTGCCACAATGTGTAAGTGTGGTAGTGGCATGGCTAAGTCAATGTGTAAGTGTGGCGCAAACGATAAATCTTCAAAGCGTTCATCAAGAGGCGGGCGTGCTGTAACAAAGTCAATGCCTGAAACTTTTAATTGGGACGCTATTCTTGCTGATACAAATCCTCAAAGAAATCAACGTGCAAGGCGAAAGAAGCATGCACCACAACGTGAAGGTTATGTTGCACCATCATTTACGCCATATAGCAAGCCTAAAACTTCAGGCGGTCGAGCCATGATGAAATCGACTCAGGGTAAATCTTCATCTCGAATTCATCCAGCACAACAAGCTGCGATGTACGATGCAAGTAAGACATGGGAGCGAAAGCAAAAAGCAGACGCTGCTCAATGGGCAGAATTAGGAAGTAGTCCATGGATGACGGTTGCTGAAATGATACGTGAGTCAATCCCTGGCTCAACAAAGGGGGGTGGTCCTTTTATTTATATAAAAGGCGCAAATTTAGCGTGGTCTAAAAAGCCAGGTTCAATTTCAGGTAAGCAAAGTGCAACCACAAAACGATTGTCAAAGCGTCAAGCAGGTCCAAAACCAAATAAGTACATGTAGTTTGTGATAATAAAGTTACTCGTGTAGAAAATTAATTCTGCACGAGTAACAATAAAAAGGATAAAAATAATGGCAAAAATAAGAAATGCACCACGCAACCGATTTAGTGGCATCTTTCGTACAACAAGCCCTGAAGAAATTAGTTTTTTTGGGGAAAATCCTGCTTTAACAATGTTAAATCGAGCTAAGCGTTCCAAATGGGCTTTCAAACCAACTTCTAAAACAGATGAGATGATAGCAGATATTGCTGCATCTAGAATTCCTCGTGGAATCAAAATTATTAGGTCTCCTGAGCAACAACCAGGAATTGCAAGTCTTAAAGTACCTGCAATGCAAAAACCTAAACGTTATCTAATGTCTGCCGCACAAATAGTCAATAGCGCATTTGGTCGCATTCCTAGAAGAGAGTTGTCATCTGCAAGTTCAGTGCCAACACGACGAGGTGTTGATACTGGTGCACCTTACAATGCGTCAACGTCTTCTACAAGTACAGTTGCACGACGTAAGCCAAGTAATGCAAGAAATGTTCGTTACACAAAACCTGCTAAAAATATTGCTTCACGATTATTTTTGTCAAACTCTAAATTCGACCCCGAAATGGAGTATTCATCAAGTGCAGTGCCATTAAGCGTTCGTTCTACGCAAAGAACTACAACTACACCTGCTCGAAATCCTAAAATGAGCACTGGCAAACAGCAAGTGTATGAAAATACAAATACTCGTAGATTGAATAATATTTTAAATGCGCCAAACACGACGATGACAGGTATCAGTCCTGTTAGCACTCGTCCTCCACGTAAAGCTCACGAATACAGAGAATCTATGGTAGACGCACTAAATCGTGGCAATAAATCTGAAGCCGACCGATTGTACGGTGAAGCAGTAGAACGTGCACTGAAACGTGGTGATAGAGACGAAGTGAGTTTAATACAAAACACTTACTGGGGTACTGTAAGAGGTGTACCTATTGCACCTCGTCAAGACGTCAAAACGTTACGAGAAGCTTTTGACGATGCTTATAATTTTGCTTCACGAAATCGTAACGATGCAAGTGCACAAGCAGAAGTAAATAGGCTTCGAGGGCTCTTAGCTGAAGAAAAAAATCGTCGCTTTCTTGCAGAAAACAATCTGGTTGAGCCTTACTGGAAAACAGTTGAGAGAGAAAGAGAAATAGCTAACAGAGCAATTGACACTGGCATGTCATACAATGTTAAAAACTTGGATGAATCAGTTGCTGATGCTGTTGCTCAACGAAATCGAGGTGTTGCAGGTGCTCAAGATGAAGTAAATCGACTTCGTCCGTATTTGTTTCAAGAATATATTGACAGAGCAACTCGACGGGCAGATGTTGAAAATGAACCAGGTATGTCAATTAGTTCACTAACTCCACAAGAACAGCGTGCTGTTCGTAGAAAACTCGCACTATTAAACTCAGATGCTGACAATATTTCATTGCGTGAATATCAGCGAGTTCCTGTTAAAAAACGCATGACAAAACGTTCGTTAAAAAAAGCAGATTACTTTGTCAACAATGCGCCTGCAATGAAACAATTGTCAAAGCGTCAAGCAGGTCCAAAGCCAAACAAGTATTTTTAGTTTTTAAGAAAAAATATGGCTAGAATTAAATCAATAAACAGCTATGGGGGGTTTGGAAACATGTCATATGTTTCCAAACCCAAACGCCAATTTCCTTTTCAAACTAAATTTAAGGTACCTAATAGTTCTTTACCTCCAGAACTTCAAGTCCCAGAAAAAACATCTGATAGTAGATTAACTGTTTTATCAAAACCTCCTAAAGGATATTTACATAGGCGTACACAAAATTTGCTTAGATTATCAAACAAAAGAGCTTTAAAAAATTCAAGTAATGAAACACTTGCTAATTTGCAATTTTTATATAAAAGAGTGTTTCCCTATGCAAAAAAGGCATTAATTGTTGGAGCTGCAACTTCAAAGCTTAATGAAAAACTTGAAGAAAGTGAACGCAAAGCACAAAACTATGCACTTCAAGTATCTCAACTTCAAGAAATGTTGCGTAGAGCCAAACCACAAAACCCTCGAAATATAAATGCAATGTACGGTGCTTCAAAAAAATTTACGCCTGTTTTTCGACCGCCCGAAAACATTATGTATAATGCTTCAAAAAAATTTACGTCTTTGCCACAATCGTCGTTTTATGAAGATTTTACAAATCGCAAAAATGCAAAAAAACTTAATCCTGTAACACAACCATCGTTTTATGAAGATTTTGCAAATCGCAAAAAAACAGGTGTACGTCGAATTCAAAACAATACAAACAACATGTCTCAAATTGCATCAAACAACATGCCTCGCATGACCACAAAGCGAGTCAGTCGTTACAAGTAATTGTGTGCACCGCATGCATCAACACAAAAGCCCACATCATAATGATGTGGGCTTTTTCCATTGAAGATAACAAATATTATATAAATCGTTTTTGTGTATGTACGACACCAAATCGCCACGGTCTTTGCGTGAATACACGCAGTATTTAGCATATTGCGATACAAGCACTCTACGATTGAAGTTAATCAGGTCTGCACAGTGCCTCAATAGTCGTTTGCGGTTCACAATGACAAACTCGTCTGACATTTCAAACGCAATCATTGTTGCATCGCCATAAATCCACCCATGACGACCAGAACCTAGTGAAAAGTCTGGATTAAGTGGGTCAAATGTGTTTTCAGAGAAGTTTACGATATTGGTTGCAGGGTGGACAACACCAACAAACTCAATTACATGCCATTCATCTTGTTGATGTAAATTGCGAGATTCCTTCTTTTGCGCTTTCACATCTACACTATAAGTGTTTCCGTTGGCGTTAATGAAAAAATCAATATGATTGAACATGTTTTGATAGCGTGTTGCAGAACGAACGTGCCACCCTTTGCTTTTGGCAATAGAAGCAAACTGTAGTTCTGCTCGTTGTCCTGCAACAAACGCTTCACTCTTCATGGTCGATTCAAATCATCCTCATCAACGTCGCCGTTTTCAAACTCGTCGTGGTCATCGTCATCGTCGCCCATGATGTCAAACATGTTTTCAATGTGAGGTATATTGAACGAAGGGTATGCAAAATCGACATAGTTTTTAGCGATTTCCACAACTTCCGCTCCATTATCTGCTGATAACGCCTTTTGCAAGAATACAGTCGCATGATACGACTTCCCTGACTTCACCAGTGACGCTTGCACAGATGAAACCACGTCAAGTAAACTCGTAATGTCAACTTTTGCCAAATCAATTTGCGGTTTCTTATGCTTGTGCATGTCACACTCCTCAATAATCGTAATACTTTAATCCTATGTGATAATGTGCGTTTCGTCAATAGATTAATTGATAAAAAACTTGACAAACTATATATTTTATGTATAATGATACTTGGAGTTCGTTATTAGTGTTGAAAGGAACACAAAGTGAAATTTAAACTCCAAATTAATGGGCTGAACCTCAAGCAGGTTCAAAAGGTGGTTGCAAAAGACAACGGTCAACGCCCAGCGTTGACCAACGCAAGCATCGAGATGTACGACGTGAACAACGTGCGTATGGTCATCGCAAACGGATATTTCATCTCCGACGTGAAAATCACGGCGGTAGACATGGAAAACAATCCGTTGTTAGAGGAATTTCCTCAAACGTGGCTTGCATTGCCTTTGCAGATTTTTGCGGATAACAAACCGCAAAAATCAAAGAAGTACTACAAATCTCATCACTATGAGATTATTGTAGACGCAGAACCGCACGAAAATCTTGCTCGTCCCATGCAAGGGACAGCAACTGTCTTGGTGGATAACGGTACTATGACGTACCAGCTCGCCAAAGATGGTGTAACGCCCAACATGACCTATCGAGTCATGGAAAATCGTCAAGTGATTGACGAGATGTCCGAAGAGGACAAGGTAGAGTGGGTTAAGAAGTGGAATGGTTTTATCACCCTCAACTTTAACTCAGAATACCTAATGACCATGCTGGAAGCACAGCGTGGGTCTGAAGAGTGGGATAATCTTCAGATTACCGTAGACGCTTTTGCAGTGTCTATGGACAGAAATCCCCCGATGTGGGTCAACGTGCCCACCAAGGACAAAGACAACCACAACATTGGTTTGTTGATGCCTGTTTTGCTAAAGGATGGTGTGTATGAGCAAAATAAAGCTTATACTACAGAGCGTAACGCTCAGCGTCGAGACACTGCATCCAAACTTTCATAATTATCCCGCTGAAAAACAGCGAGAAATTGTGAAACATTTGGAAGCACGACACATTGACGCTGAGATACGTCGTCAAGACCGACTTTCAATCGAAACAGACAACGAACCTGTTGAGGTTGATAACGCAGAGTAACAACAAAGAACCGCTATTACCATTGTGTAGTAGCGGTTTTTTGTGTCTATTTTTAATTTGGGTATTGACAAAATATATATATTTTGGTATAATTATTGCAATTGGGGATGTTCTGGTATTGACAGGGTTATGTGCGATGCAAGTAATGATAACTGCCCATGGTAAGACATGAACGCACGATACCTTAAATGGTAAGCATAATTTTGAACGGGGGTTCGAATCCCCCCATCTCCACCACTGGTACGCAATATCTGCGTGCCATTTATACAAGGAGGTTCTCGCAATGACTATTGCAGAATCAATTCATCTGATGGACACATTTCTCGAATGGAATGTGTCCGACGTGACATTTGTTAAGGAGTTTGACGGCGTATTTGCTGTCATCACTCCTAAGTGGGAGGGGAAAGAGGTCGGGTTCACCGACGTCTATACCCTGACGTTTGTTGACAGCCTCGACAACGAGGTGGAAGTCGCCAAAAACGTCAAGAAGTTGACCATTTTTTCCTTTAAAGGGAAAGAGGTTGACTATGAAAAGCTGTTGCTTAAAGCGCAAAAAGTCCTTAAGCAACTTAAGTTAACACATAATATGATTATTATGCGTTAACAAACAAAAAACCGTTATCACATTACGTGGTAGCGGTTTTTTGTGTGTAAAAACACAATTTGCCTATTGACAAAATATATATATTGTGTATAATAATGATGTAAGAATATTTCTTACGTGAAAGGAGCAAAAAGAAATGAACAACAAACTTCATTTCTTGCTTGCGGAAAGCAAGCAAATCCACACTCGCTGGTGGCTGTTAGAGCCGTCAGACGAGAAGAGTCCTTTGGTTTCACCACGTGGAAGCCACGTGGTGACGTTGGCGTTCCACTACCGTGGACTTGACCACCGCTTTGGCGAGTGGTCTGAGCACAGATGGTTGCAGTTCTTCGATGCAAAGAGCATCAAGAACCAAAAAATTTCACTTTCTGTTCCGTATTCGGAGCAGTTTGTGGAACTGCAATTCATCAATGGTGTCGAGGACATTACTCAAACCATCCGACAAGCAGAATCACTGCTGTCGAAATATCACTTTGACAACGGTCGTTGGGTTTGGAAACAACCAAATGACCACAAGATGGAGGTGAAGTAATGCCAAACATCGACTATGCATTGGAGGAGTCAGTACGACTTCTTCAACAAGAAATGGCAAAACTGGACATGGCGACGAAGGACTACGCAAGTAGCCCCACGCCAGCCAACCAAAGTTGGCTTCACCTTCACATTCAGAATGTGCAAGCCCTGCGCTTGCAGGTTGCACAGTTGAATCGTATCATTACTTACCGCATTCAAGAACACGGTAAGTAACAAAAAACCCCTCTCTGTTAAAAAACAACAGAGAGGGGTTTTTTGTGTGTAAAAAATATTCACTCAATTTCATGTGCAAAAAATGCAAATCGTTTGCAAAAAATGCAAATCGTTTGCAAAAAATGCAAACTTAAAAAAATAAACTATTAACACATTTTTTGTTTTTGTTGCACGTATACAGCATACCAATCACGTTTGCAAAAAATGCAAGTAATTTGCAAAAAATGCAAATCGTTTGCAAAAAATGCAAATCGTTTGCAAAAAATGCAAACTTAAAATGGCACTTTAAGGCATACCAATCACGTTTGCAAAAAATGCAAATCGTTTGCAAAAAATGCAAATCGTTTGCAAATAATGCAATCGTTGATTCTAATGCGGTAAAATGGCAAAAAAATCACGTAAATTGGTAATACTATTATAATATAATATTATAAATATAATATTATTAGTATTACAACGTAGATTGCGTTTTTTTCAACAACGCAATTATTGCATTTACACTTTCAGTTGCAAGTTGTTACAGTCCGTCGTACAATATACACAACAGGAAGGGAGAGAGACATGCCATACTCAATAGCACGAGTGCGATTTGGAAAATACAATGTTATCGACGAGGAGTCAGACAAAGTGGTAGGTTCGTACCCTACCCGACGACAAGCATTGAATCAAATGCGTGCGATGTATGGAAATGAACCTGGTTATGCGTTGACCAATCGAAATCTTTCTCCATCAGACCCACCGTTGTGGGAAAAAGCCAAAGAGGAAGCAAAGCGTCGTTTTTCGGTGTATCCATCAGCATATGCAAATGCGTGGGCTGGACGTTGGTACAAAGAGCGAGGTGGAGAATGGCATCGTTCCAAGAATCCTTTTGTCAATAGTGCGCCAAGTGAAAAAAAGGCGGAAACTAAACAGCAGGATAAAGAAAAACCACCAGTTGCATCACCTGATACCAATGTGTATGAATTAACGCCATACGAACGTTTTGTACCAAATGACGACAAATCCAACAAAGAGGAAAAGTCAGTTTCATCAAATAACGACACTAGTTCGTCTGGCGATACAACACAAAAGTCTGGCGAAAAAGAAAAAAATTATTGGCTTCGAGAACCATGGGTGGATATCAGTCGTCCCGTCATTGACGAAGCTGGAAGTGTAATTGGCTTTCATCCGTGTGGCAGAAGTACAAAAGAGGTTCGCAGTGCCATGGAAGGATATCGCACATCATATCCTCGATGTGTTCCACGGTCTAAAGCGATGAAAATGAATGCAATGCAACGAGAAGAATTAATTCGACGCACCCGCAAACATGAAATTGATGCACTGCTCACAATGTCAGCATCTGATGAGGAAAGCGGTTCTAGCGGTGAGGGAGATGATGAGTAATGCCACCGTATAAATTGCCAAAATTTACTTACAAGCCAAATTATAATGTTCCACAATATTCTTCTTCTCGATACGCAAAAGAATCTGCACGTCAAAAAAAAGAAGCGGAACGACTTGAACAGTTGCGAAAAGAAGAGGAACTACGTCAACTGGAAGAGTATTTATTGCAAGGCAAACGTTCTGGTTCACTACCAACTCGGTCTGCAAGAAGAAAAGATGAACTTGCATACGTTTCGCCGTTTATAAGACAACCTCGATTTGAGAATCCATATGTGTATACTCCAAGTGCGGTTTCGCAATACGCACCTAGGATGATAAAGAATAAAAAAAAGCGGAGTGCTAAATAAATAGCACTCCGCTTTTTAGTTTGCTAGTCTACTCGATAGTTCTCAATTTCTTGCTGAAACCATCGGTAGCACGCATCAACCGTGTTAAATTCCGCCATTGTGATTCCACGATAATGAGTAAGCTCATTTCGTGCAATCCAAATGCGTGCCTGAAATACCTCACCGATTTGAATGATAGACGTGACAATTGTCAGTGCGTCATTCTTTCGTACATCGTGATGTACGACTTTACGAGAGTTTTTGCGCTCCTCAATTACTGGATGAACAGTTTTTTGCGCACCACGACGAACTGTCGTGCGACGCAAAGGGTTTTGCAAGTTCATGATTCCACGCTTGTTGCTCAGTGCTCCTGACACCGACGCATGCGTGCGACCCAAGCGACGTGCAATTTCATCCAATGGAACACCTTCGTTGTACCACGTGGCAAGCGAGTTCATCTCACTTTGTGTCCATCGTGGTCGGTGTTGATTTTTAATATTGTTACCCATACTCATTCCCTTCCCTTGTAAATGTATATAAAGTATATCACAAATGAATATAGGGCAGATATTGTCTATCTGCCCTATATTCTACGAATTACTCTTCGTCTTCACTATCGTATTCGTCTTCGTCTGTACATTCACAGTACCGCATACCGCATTCTTCACACTTTTCATCACCAGTGTTTACGGTGATGTTTGCAAAGTACAGCATGCCTTCTTCGTCACTGAAGCATGTGAATGGATGTGTAATAAGCACATCGTTCTTAGCATGCTTGTGGTCGTTTTCTGCGGGTGCAGTAACCACTGCGATACCGCCAGAATCCACTCCGATAGAGTGATGCAGACTGCTTGTGAAGCGACCGTCGCCGTGCAGAGTGTTTAACACCCATACAAGACGACCATTTGAAAGACGGAAGAACTTTGATTCATTCCATCGAGTTTCCTCGAGGGCAACTAAAAGCAATTCGTTGTATTCACTTTCAGACAGTGAGGTGCATGGGTCAGCGAGGATGTATTTCCCCGCTGGCAACATGTGCTGGTCTTTTGCCAACATCTGTTGGTCGTTTTCCGCCACTTGCGTTGCGATGGTTTCGTATTTTTGCAAAACCTTCAACGCAAGAGCGTTCGACTCAGCCGATGTTACCTCCTTGTACATGGCATCTGCCATGTACCCAATTTTTGCTGAGCGCAACTGCTTGCGTACTTCAGCAATTATGGCGAAAACATTTTCGCCACGCATTGATTGAACAATACTCATGGTTTCTAGTGTCCTTTCACACTGATAACGAACCACGACATTATATTACCAAATAATATATATATTGTCAATAAAAAAGGAGTACCAATTTTCATGGTACTCCTTTTTTGTTTGAATTACGGAATGTTTATTGCGCAATCCATGTTGTACACACGAATTTCGTGTGCAGTAATGGTAATAAACGGGATGTTGAGTTTCTTAAAAATCTCAACAAGTTCGGCTTGTTCAATTTCTTCTGGCAAGTTGACATAGCTAAAAAGAATCAACTGATTTTCCCCCGAAACTCCCGAAACACTACCGATACTTTTGTCGGAAGCAACAAACGAGTTGATTGGCTCGTTGTTGTTTTCACTTAACAAAGAAATGATGTTCATTCCATTTCCTTTCCGTAATCAATTCGACGCTCGTCGATTTCGTTATCAACGTAGTCATCTCGAGTGCGTTCTAAACACTCGTTACACATGCAGTTTGATGCGTGCTTGCCAGATTGGATGCATTCATCCAAAAAGTCCTCGTCATCCTGTTGCCATATGTAAAACGAAACCCATACAGGCTCGTTGTCCTTTGTTGCAACGCCAACTGATAGGTCATCCCATGAAAGAATGGGATACCAGCGGTCTGTGACGTTCCACTTGGCAAATTCCACGTTGGATATAGTCACCGACGTGGTTTGAGTATTTTTTAAGATATACTCAAGTACTTTTGCAGTGAACTCGCCATACGTGCCATTTGGCACAAGAATGACATCACGAGCGTGTGCAATGGCTTTTCCTGCCAATAACTGCATCGACATGACTTTGTCAGTTTTGAATTCGATACGAATTTCGTGCTCGAATTCTTTGTTCTCTGTAATCGACAGAGCGTAGACGTTTACGTTGTTTGACATTTTTTGCTCCTTTCATTCAACGTGCATTTATTTTACCATTCAATATATATTTTGTCAAGAAAAATGTGTTTGCATAAAATGAATAGGATTTATACAATACAAGTAATAGTCACGAAAGGAATAATCGAAATGAAACGAAAAAATTTTGATGAAAAACCTGTACTGCAATCAAAACAGTGGTCAAATCGCATTGTGTCATACGGCGAAGAAGACCCTGAGCAATTGCTGGCAAACCCGTTAAACTGGCGTGTGCACCCCAAGGCGCAACAGGTTTCGCTTACAGGCGTATTAGACGATATTGGGTTTATCGCACCAGTCATTGTAAACCGTACAACGGGTCACATGGTTGATGGTCACTTACGTGTATCGTTGGCACTGCGAAATAATGTTCCTAGTATTCCTGTAATTTATGTGGAACTAAGTGAACAGGAAGAAAAAGAAGCACTTGTCACGTTAGACCCGATTGCAAACATGGCGGCTGCAGACATGAAAAACCTTGAAACATTGATTGGCGATATGGGGCAAGTAAATGATGCAGTTCGATTACTTGTAGGAGAGATTCTTCATGAAAGCAACAAGAAAGCCGTCAAACAAGATTTGGATGAACTTGACGAGGACGAAGAAGGCGAAAGTGTCTTTGGGGACAATCCTTTTGGGATTACCGAGGACGCAGTTGCAAACAACCAAGAAGAAGAACGAATCTACCCTGCATTTGAATCGGACAACGAATGGGGAATCCCAACACTTGACTTAAATTATCAGTGTACAAAAGAACATGCAGTGATTGAGCGATGGGGAAGACTGTCACGACACAATACACGCATGCCAGGTATGTGGCACTTCTACACCGATGATTACAAGTTTAGTGCGTTGTGGAAAGACCCAGATGTTGTAGTGCGTACAGGATGTTCTGCATCTATTGAGCCAAATTACACAACATCGTTTTCACACCCAAAAGCTGAAGTGCTATACAACATTTGGCGTAAACGATGGCTTGCTCGTTATTGGCAAACCAAAGGGATTAATACAGTTGTCGATTTGAACGTTGAAATACCGTTTTGGGAACTCAATTTTCTTGGCGTTCCTAAGGGATGGAGTAGTTACGCCACTCGTTGGTATGCAAATTACGATGATGTTGATTTGCAATATAAGCGAGCGCAAGAACATGCAGAAAGAGAAGATATCACCTTTTTTGTTTTTGCAACAAAAATAAAAGACGTTGAAGAAACGTGCAAAGAAAAAGGATGGATAAATGTCAAAATGGACATGAACACAATGAGTATGAAATAAGTTGTGAATGTGATAAACTACAAACATGTATAAAGGAGAACAAAAATGACTAAGAAACAAGATGCTTCCAAAAAGACGATTAATGCGATTAAAAACACCGCAAAGTCGCCTAAAACGGTACGAATTACCGACCTGAAAGATTTGCCTAAAGGGGCGAAACTGAAAGATGGGGGCGGTTCGATTTTTATTAATGATGACCCAAGCAAAGTTGATGTGCCATGGAACAGTTCTGAGATGCAACGTCGATTAAAAACAATGACTCCATCTGAATTAAAGCGATTTACCGAAACATTTGGAACGCTTTATATTGAAGAGTAATCTAATATGACGATTAGACCGCCAAGTGCTCGTGTTTCTTCTCGAAAAAACGGAAGAAAGGCATCGCTTTCGCAAGGTGCTGTTTTAAACATTTCGCAACCCAATTCGTTTGGGATGCAAAGATTGTTTACTACAACCCCTGACCAAGTGCAGGTTGGAAAATATATTTATAGTTACGATGCATACGATGCTAGTTTGACTCTTCCAAGCATGTCGGTTCGAGATGATGTCGCATCTCTTCCGTTTGAAGTTATGCAGTTATACAATAAAGATGGGACTCTATCGTCATTTTCGGTAAATTTCACTCACAATGGAGTGACATATACGTATAGTCCTACCTCGTTCACGAATAACCTTCCTAATGTAGTGCGAATACCTGTAAATGTTGCTCGTCAATTTAGAGGGAAGTACTTAACTCATAATCACCCAAATGGTTCATCATTTAGTTTTGACGATTTAAAATTTTCTTATAGTCAACGACTTGCGGGGATTGAAGCACTTCCCAAACGAGATGCGTTTTGGGGGTCTGTCAGGGAATTTAACAATAATCGACAACGGTTACTGCAGGACTTAGACAATCTTAGACAAAAAAATTACAGAAATGGTTTAACTTCCGATGCTGATGTCGTAGAGCGAATGATGCGATTTGTCATGCAGACACCGTCAAATCCATCGCAACCACAAGTAAGATTTCAAGCTTCTCCCTTGCAAAACAAAAGCTGGCCTTCTTCAATATCGAATAATCCATGGTATCAGGCAGTATATGCAAAAGCAATTCATGATATGTCGTCGTTTCGATATTTATCGGAAGAAGCAAAATACTTACTTACATCACACGCATTAAATGAGTCTTTTGCGGAAAGAGCTGGCTTTCGTTATTCATTAGTAGGTTTGTAATGAGTAATTCATCGTCAACAGTTAAGGTGAGCAAACAAAAACCTGTTATGATGCTTGGCAAAGCCGAGCAAGGCGAAAAGATTTCATACGAAATCACCTTGCCTCGCTTGTATGATGCGCAACAAGTGGTTCGCAAACAAGCACGTCGTTATAACATGATTTGCTGTGGTCGTCGTTGGGGAAAAACCACCATGGCGATTAACTTGCTTGCAGAGGTGTTGCTTGCAGGGCAACCTGCTGGATGGTTTGCTCCAAACTA